ATGATATCTGCAGGGAGTCCCTGAGAATCTTGTGAAAGATAATACTGCTTTAAAAAATCTATAGACTTTGGATTTTCAATTGCCACATAAGATGGCAATTGACCCTGAATGATTTGACTTACTTTTACTCTCTTATCAATTCCTGGCTCTATCATTTTACCTAGTTAGATTTCCGTTTGAATAACTTGAAGTGACTGGGAATCCGATTCCCGAAACCTGCTCACCAGAACTAATAGTGTCCTTCAACATATTTATGGTGCTTTTGGCGATGGATAATTCCACGAAAAGGTTTGTCAACCCAATGACATCATTACTTTCTGGGAAGGCCTGAACTTCTACTATTCCAGATGGCAGATCTGTATTAGTAACGTTAATTGTGAAGAGTCTCACTTCACCAATAATATAATCAACAATTCCAGCATTTTGGACCACTGTAACTGGATTACCATTTGTATCAATTTGAATGAATGAAATAATACCAGTTTTCATATCATCATTTGGAGTATCTGTCATATAAACTTTTCCAGAAATTCCACTAATATTAAATCCTGTAGATTTAATATTTTTTCCTGATGGTGTTATATGAAACTTGTTACCAAAGCATAGTTCATATTGTGCTGGTCGATTCAGTTGGGACTTCATATCCCTTCTAATCTTCACCTTTGTTATGTTTGATGTAATAGATGAACTTGTATCATCAATAATTTTGAGCAATTTACTATACTTAAATCTACCACCAAAATTATTCAGATCTTCAGACTCTGAAAAAGCTGAGAGTGTTGAAGAAACATTAGATTTTAGTTCATTAACACTTGATACTTTACTGCTGTTATAATAGATAAAAGTATCAAGTTCAATTGAAAGAACTTCAATGTCTACAATTGTTTGTTTGATGCCAGCTAGAGAGTAACTCTTCAGGCGATTTAAAATAGATTGTTTGTTAAAGTCTGATATGAAATAATCATTCTTCGGTTTGATGCTGATCTGAACTTCACCAAATCTTGGGGGATCTAACTCTTCACCACCAACAACAGAAACTGATTCTGCATCTGGATATATTAACTTAACTATGGACTCGTAATCACTAGCCGTAACCGCCCTGTACTGCGATGAATATGTTTTGGGTGCAAAGTACTTAACGGACTGTAAAGACTCAATCTCGGTGCCTCCCTGTGCCTTAGAATTGGTTGTAACAGTGATAGATCCGATTGGGGAAATTGTTTGATCCGTAGATCCTCTTAATACACCAGAAAAACTAAAGTTAGTTACGTCATTACCCTCAATACCATCAGTAATGATATATGATGATATAATTTGACCACCAGTCTCTAATTTTTTGCCTAAAATTCCATCACCAAATAGAAGTTCATATTTTTCGTTTGGTATCTCTTGTAAGAAGTAAACACGAGAATCTGACTTAATATCAATCAATCCACTATATTGGGTATAAGTGGTTTTAATATTCGATGTAGACGATTCTAGAACCTCTACAGTGATTAATGACGTGTCTATTCCTGTATTTGGTAATATAATTTTTTGATTCGGAGTTCTGGAACTTATTGGAAACTGTGCTTCAATAAAAGTTCCTTCGTATATTGTGATATCATAAAAACGTGCTATGCCATCTGAATCAACAGTTTTTATAATGTCTTTCGGAATTGAAAACGTATAATCTTGCGAACCGAATTGTTGAGATGAAATCGCAACAAGACCCTTCTTTAGAGTTACACTTGATGCTGTAGTAGTGGATACATCAACTTCAAAAGAAATAACTGATCTTGATGAGGTACGTGATCTAGGCACATAACCAATATTCCTTGCTAGTGACACTACATTCTCTCGTAGTGTTGCACTATCAATGAATACTTCATTCGTTACCATATTGGCATTGTATGAAGTAATATATGTGTTATATGCTAACGCATCAATAACTGTCGAGAGGTTTGACCCCTCAAAATCGTAATCGGTGAAGTTAGAGTTTGCACGGAGGTAATCCTTTATGGAAACCTTTATCTGCTCAAAATCTAGATTGCTGAAATTTACTAAAGGCATTTTACCTAGTGGGTTCTAATGCAACGGAGAGTTCTTGTGCCGGTACATCTATACCAACAATAATATATTGTATCTTACAATCAAAACGATACTTATCAGGATCTGCTTTGACTTTGACATCAATGAGTTCCACTCTTGGTTCAAACAACTCAATAGTATCTACAATTTCAGTTTGAATTGATGATGCTGTACGTGAATCAATCTGCCCAAAGAGTAGATTGCTTATATTTGATCCTAAAGCAGGATTAAATGGTTTCTCACCAGGTATTGTAAGAAGCAAGTTACGAATAGAACGAGCAATAGCATTCTCATTCGTCAATTCAATCAAATCTCTTTTAAGAGGATTGATTTTAAATGACGCACTCAAATCTTTAAATGCTTTACTGTTCCTTTGGACTGGCAAAATAATACAAGAATTCTACCTTATTTAGACGCTTAATCCTCAGTTAATGTTACTGGTTTAGAACCACAAGTACACTGATGATCAGGGTCAGAACAATCAGTTGTTTCAAAAAGTCCGTCTTCATTAATTTTCTTAAGTTGTCTAGGAGTCTGTTCATCATTTGCAATCTCCCTTAAAAAGTTATTCTCAGGCATCGTTGTTTCCTCTCTTAATGTCTTGTTGTGTTTTCCAGAAGTATGACTCCTGATCTCCTAGTCCCATACGATCATAACCATTTTCAACCTGATAATATTCAGTAGAGACTTTAAAGTCAGGTTTCTTTGGTTCTGCTGGTGTAAGACTATTATCATATATTCTCATCCTATTATTAGGATACAAAGCATATTGTCCATTTGCTAGTTCTATTAGGTTATGAGACTTATGCTCTGATGGATTCTCACTGGTTGCATAATCAACTGTATCAGGGTCTTGATGATAGTTATCTAGAGTACACACGTATGTACCTTTAACGGTCCCGTGATCCCTTGTATACAGTTCATAGTCCATAGACCCTATAAACTGTTTTTGAATCGCTACAACACCATAATCCATACAGTTCCAAAACTGTAGATTCTGTAGATTCATATCAGGGTCGGGTTTTTTTGGTTCCGATAAGAACGCACTAATTGGTAACTTATCATACATTGCACCATATTCTGGTAGATAAGTCTCAAAATAAAATGCACGACCAGGTATACTTTTACATGATACCCAAACACCTTTTACATATTCGCCCCATCCACTAGTATGATCAGTTAAGTATTCTTTACGAACCCATACTTCTACTGATGGTAGATTAGCAATCAAACAAGCCATAGTATACTTTAATATTACACATATGTATCTAGACAAAAAAAGAGACCCGAAGGTCTCTTTATCATATTATCGCCCTTGACCACGATAACGCTTTGTTTTCCCATTACGACTCGTAGCAGCATACTTTGTATGTTTTCCTGCTCCTTGTCGAGTCCTCTTAGGTTGAGACTCAATCATTGTTTGTCCCAATAGAGACTTTCTAATCTTTGCCATAATTTAAATACTCCTATCAGTATAAAGTGATTCTAAAGTTCTTCGTTCTTCTTGGTTCATTCGATATTGCTTCAAATACTTATCACTTGATGTCTCAGTAATAAGTGTCATCTTTGAAGCAAACTCTTCTGAACGATCAACTTGAAATTGATTTGCCATGATAACTCTTAGATTACCCGCATTTTTTCGTGACCAACACGAATCCTTGGATCACACCAAATCTTAAACCCTGCCTCAATAGCATCTAAACAAAATGAGACATCCTCACCACACATATCTTGTACCGCACCAGATTCAAAGACTTGCATCTTTGGCGCAAACCATGGATATGTCATCTTTGGACTCTCAAAAACACCGTGCTTAATCATCACCCATCCGAATCCTGTATAATCTACAGTAAAAGGCTTACGCCGTTTTTGAATACCATCAACCATCTCATGATTCATAACTCCCCCATTGTTTCGGAAGTCATCCTCATCTAACCAGTGTGCTACTGATGTCGTGCGACCATCCTCTGTAGAATACCACCCAGATACAATCTCTCGTTCTGTGCCCTCTTCAGTAATCGCCATATCGCATAACTGCCAGAATTTCTCTGAGGTAAACACAATATCACTATCAATCCATAACTGATAATCATACTGTAACTTTCCGTCCCATGGAATCTGACTAGGACCTCGCAATACATTCGCACCTAAACACTTACATCGGGCAAAGTTCACCATAGAACTATAGTCCTGTGAAATCTGAATGCTCATTCCATTCTGTACTAAGTCAAAACATAACTGTACAAAATTCTTCATAAACGTATATGAACATCCCCTCCCTGGTAAACAGAATACAATCGTCTTACCTTTCATTCTTGCTTTGATTGCATCATAATCCCATTCTTCTTTGGGTTCCTCTGATGCTTTCACAGGCGTCTTTGCCTTTACTGTAAATCCTTTAGCCATCGGAATTAAATCACTCCACTTCAATTTGTATTTTAACGTATTATGTAGAGAAAGTCAATACGAACTTTCCTCTGCTTTATGGGCGGTTTCTTCTACCGCTTCATATGTTAAATCCTCAATACTATAATCAGTCTTCATAAAACCAACTATCGTATTGAGGATCTCCCAACTCTCTTTGAATTTATCCTCAGTTAAATTATGCATAACACAATCACTCTTTAGATATATGTGAAAAACTTTATTGGTCCCAATTTTTTCTGGGGAAAATTTTATCATGACTTTTTTTTACATCGTCGCTTTATATAGAACTCACGGGTACACACTTTTGTAGGTTAGGGTAGTAGAACGTTTTAAGGAAGGGGGGGTCCTTTATATTAACCTTAGGGTACGCTACGCTTCGCGTTTCGCCATCATAAATCCGCCATAATACTGTCGAATTCACAACACTGTAAGTATAGCACATGTGCCCCCTATGTGTCAAACAAAGAGGGCACTGTAAGACTCACATAGTATCAGAAATCAATGGCGTTAAGTGTTCCCTCTGATGCCTCTGAGTTAGCGATAGATTGTGCCTCATCGGCAATCACATCGAGGATACTCAGAAGTTCTGCACCGGTGTTACCCTGAGACAGCATACCAAGAAGAAGTTCGCGAGACATAATGAAGAAGAATAGTGTGAGTTAGTAAGCAGTTTTAAGTCATACTTAGGACTGTGTGTTAGTTGTTAGATAGTGCTCGGAGTTCATCAAGGCACATATAGAAGATATCTGGTTCGTCCATAACATCTAGATCTTCTAAAGTCATATCCCCAGACATCG